GCCTGTGACTGTTGCGATTGTTACTGGTTCGCACATTTTATATCCTTACAAATTCGTAAAAGAGGCGTCTTTCTACACCCCAATGTTCGTGCTTTTTGATGAACGTGAAGCCCATCCACTTGAGCCACTTGATGTGGACAGTGTTTCTGGCATCGACACAGTTATGCAAAGCTAGGTAGTTCCTCTGTAATAGAGGTAGAAATGTTTTGCTTTTTCTCAGAAAGCTAATCTGGTGCTGATAGATGTCATCGGTTGCACACAGCCATATAGCCCCTGCACCTTCGACGTATGACGGGACTACACCAACAATTCCCACACGCTGACCATCTTTAGGTGAGCGCATAGTTAGTGTTACATCACCAAGTCTCAAGCCATCCATCAGAACGCCTATTGGTTCCCTTCCGGTTGCCGCTAGACATTCTGATCGATCTGCTTTTCTTAGTCTTGGTGCTACATAGACAACATCATCCACCGTAGTTGGTGTTAGATATTTATTATCCATTTATTCTTCTTGATCTGAGGTGCATCTGGCCTTCCCATTCTGCCGATAGAAACTGGCAGGGTAGATGGCTGTCGCACTCAATAATTACTCTCAGTCTGTCCGACCTTACCATCACAGGAAACCTGAAGTCTCCTGAAGCTAGTGTGGTTGTACCTAAGACTGTTGAGCCACCACCAATCAATCTACCAGTAAACGGGTAGGCATCACCGCTGCTATTGGCCCCATAGGTAGGAACCACCTTAACAACGAAATCTCCGCTATCTTGGTATCTCAAGAGCCAGTGTTTAATCTGAAGTCTGCCGCCAGCAATGGACACGCGCCCACCCTTGGCAGTTGGTTCCTTCATAGTCGGCTGAGAGAACTCATAGGTCATGAGATACTTCTCGCCCACATATAGTTCTGTAGCAGAATGGTCACCTGTCACCACCACTGATGTAGTGCTGGAAGACACCACCGGAATGGTCGTTCCTTGGTTGGTGCCGCGCTTAGTAACGAAAGGTGATACCAGAGCATATGGTGTTGTGATTGTGGTCTGCCCCGTACCGCTGTTGTACGCCCTCGTACAGGCCGTTTCAGGGAACCTGTAGTCCAACCTAGTCACATAGGTCTGGTCTGTATCAAATCGCCCTGCATCGAAGCTGACGGTGCATAGGACGGTCTTGCCACCCTTGTTGCCTAAGACATACAATGCGCTGCCCATGAATTCTGCATCCAGAACAGTCAGGCCATTGAATGTATACTTGAACCACGCTGATTGCAGCTTCTCACTGCCAGCGATGTGGTACTTGTAGACGTACATCGATGAGGCATCGCTAGATGATAAACACACCATAGCATTCTCTGCTGTACTGACAGCCATCGAATAGAGATTGTCAGGTACATACTTAGCCACATGGCTTGTTACGTCTGTAGCGTCCGATCTGTCGCTGTCATCAATAACGTAGTATTCACGAATAGCTGAAAAGCCACCTCTCGTTGACGAGAAGTACACAAGGTTACCTGCAGCCGCTGGTTTGGCTGTGGAGTTAGCTTCATACTCTGTGGTCTGAGCAATCGACGTATTCTTGGGTGTGATGTATTCAGAACCCTTGAGAATAAATTGTGTCTGGTCAGAGAATAGAAGCAGCTTCCGGTCAAACGGGATAGCATGTTTCAAAGTTGATACCTTGGTGTGACTTGCAGCAACATCAATCGGGTCATTGTCCAGCACAGTACGTGCAGTAGCTTTGAAGAAATCAAAGTATTCTGAAGTCCTCGACATGACCACATTCTCACCTGACAGGAAACCTAGACGGTTCTGAAAGAAGAATACGTCACTGATTTTCTTACCAATGAATGATGGTGTGGGTGCTGAAGTAAGGTCACCGATTGTTCTGTCACCCCAATCACCTGTCTCTAAGGTGAATGAACCATCTGCCTGTCTGATAAGCAGGTGAGGCATAGTAGTGGCATCTAGTTCATACGATATGTTTGGTTTGATTGTTTCAATCCAAGTACCGGAACCCAACAATGATTGGTCACCGTGGTCTGATACAAACTTCACATAGTAATCATCAAAGTTGTTTGTCTGGTCACCCTGTACCTGTGCAACATAGTTGTTAGGCGCATAGGCAGGTAGGTCATCAAACCGCTGCACAACCCCTGTGGTACAGGTTAGTCCTGTATCTCCCAGACTGTCATATGTTGCTAAGTCAAACGAGGCGTCGCCTGTCTTGCTGATGATAACTGTAGAGCCGTTAGATGTGGCTGAAAGACCTGACTGACCGCTGATTGCACCAGCAAGTGTGCTGGCAATATACGTGGTTCTGGTCTGTGATTGGTCTGTTGCACTGGTTGTAATGTTTGCGACCTGTTGACCGTCTACATACACAGTATACCGCTGGTTATAATCGCCTTGCTTTACCGCTATCAAACCTTTGAATGTATTAGATGGACTGAGGTTGCTGTTATAGGCTGCAGTTTTCTCAGTGTTCACAATGAACGTATAGTCAGCAACCGTCACCGCCCTGAACGCTGAAGATGGTGTGCTGGTTGTCAGATAGCTTGTTCCATTCGGATACGTCACAGTCTTCTGGTTACCTGCCAGATCATAGATGTCGATCTGGTTGGACGCATTGATTAACACAAAGTATCTCTCAGTCGCATCACGGTTTATGAGATGCACATATGAGCCTGAAGTCTCTGTGTTGGAAATCACAGCAACATGTTCCAGTGGTGGTCGTTTCTGCAATCCTTCTACAAGTGATGGGAATGCATTCTCCTGCTTTTCTGCCTGACTTGACAGACGTAGCGGTGGAGATTGTTGGCTGACCCCTTGGATTAAGTTTGGGATAGCAGAACTAATCATTGGCATTACATAAGTATCCTCTGATTAGAATTGTTGCGGTTCATTACACGGGACACTGAGTAGCTATCCATCATATTGAAATCCGCTGTATCACCCTCAAATTCTTTAAGGTCTGTCAGGGCTTTCTGTTCATCACGGGCCAGCATCTTGTGCATGGTTTCAGAGTTAATCATCCGGTCTGAAAAGATACGTGATGCTCTAATTGTGATATATCGTTTTGCTGTATCAGGTAGTTCTAAGAAATCCTGATAGTAAACGATGGTGGCATAGGCAGTGGTGTCAAACGTGTACGTTCTGTCTGTGAGGTTATACAACTTACTGCTACGAACAGTTACGTTAGTATCTTCTAGATCGATACGCGCTGCTGTAGCTGGGATGTTGATTTCGTTGTTATTGTCTGGTGCTAGAGGGACACGATCTTCTGTATTGAAGTGCCATCCTTGAGACTGAACCTCACGGCTAACTTCATTAATAATCTGTTCAGCAATCTTTACGTCTGTAACTTGATTGCCGATCAGGGTGTTAACTGGTTGTTCACCGATAGTTGTCAGAAGGACATTAACCGCCTCTAGTTCGGTCATGGTTGAAGGTGTTGTCATGTTGCCCTCATAAAAATGAAAAAAATGGGCCAGACCCCAAGAAGAGGACTGACCCAAAATAGAATTAAGAAGACTTAATTTCGACTGCACACTCAGGACGCAGGATGCCGTGACCCATAGCGTACTTAGCTGCCATCAGTGTACCTTGATACATAATCTCAAAGTCACCAGATGTGCGCTCGACTGCGAGGTCCATCAGCTTCACTGTGCCGATTGCAGACTTCTGCATTACTAGAGCAACTGTGGTTGAGAAGTTACCGTGATAGGTGTTGTTCTCACCAGTAACAGCAGACACGTTGGTTGTTGGTACGTTGTTAGATTTAACAATCTGAATACCAGCAACACGCAGGACAGTACCGTCAGCGTACACACCAGCACCACCGAAATCACGATTGATTACGTCAGTTGTCTGTACGAGGTTGTAGTACTGTGCTGGCTTAACGATAGCCACACGGTCATTCTCTGGAACGTCTTTCTCGTCCATAGCCTGTGCTGCTTCAAAGATAGAAGCTGCAAGTGATGCACCGTTGGTAGCTGCATCAGCATCGGTGATAGCAGTACCGCCGTTACCACCAGTTACGGTAGCTGCGCCACGGGCTGCAAGAACGCCAAGCTGCAAGCAGCGAACATCGAACTGTTTAGCCAGAGCCATACCAAGCAAGCGTGAATACTCAGCGCGTACATCGTAGTGGTTCTTGGCTTCATCAATGTTTGCGATGAAGGTATCAGCAATCAGAACGTCATCGATGTTAACGACGATTTCATTGTGCTTGATGTTCTGTGTACCCAGAAGTGGTGTTCCTACTGTATGGTAGGCCGCATTTGCCTTTCCCGTGACAGGAAATTGTGCCGACTTCCCTGAAGAAATCGTGCGGGATACGTGTAAGTCTTTCATTACGTTAGTTTCGTCAAACGCTGTGAGAACTTCACCAGCGAAGACTTTTAGAAATAGCGCGTTCTTCTGGTCGAAGTTTGCTACTGCGCCATTAGCCGCGCCTAGACGGGACGGGGTTGCGTTAGCCATTGGATTTTATCCTTGAAAAATATTGAACAGAAATAACTTTCGCCACTACTTGCCAAGATTGTCGGACGCATCCGGTCTAGTCGTTCATTGTCGATAGTTCGACTGCCTAAAGAGGCATGTCTCTTTCAGTGAATTGACGGGTGGTCATTTACTATGGGCCACCCGCCAGATGGTAGTGCTGTAGAATTACTTTTTTAGAAAACTGAAGACCGCCCTAGCTTCTCTTCAACGTCCTTAGTGTACGCTGTATCCTTGCCGTAGCGGGTATCTTTCATTGCAGCCACAACTTCTGCTGTGGACCTGTATTCATCTTTA